CCGGCCAGGATCTCGAAGTTCTCCTTGAGCGCGGCGAGCACCGCCCTCGTCTTCGGATCGACGCCCGGCGGAATCTGGGGAATGGCCCGGAACTTCATAGCCCTTTCAGCCCGATCGGGGTCTCGGCGACCTTGATGTAGCGGACCCGGACATTGCCGACCAGCTGATGGCTGACGACGTCGTTCTTGTAGCCGGCCGGCATCCGGAAGGCGACGCCCGGTAGGATCTGCCCGGAGAAAAGCGTGTTGTCGTCGCGGTCAAGCAGCGAGTAGGTGAGCCCCTCCTCCAGGGACGGCGGCTCGTTGATCCCGGTTGCTCCGTTGATCGGATCGGTGTTGAACCCAAGCTGATTGTTGGCGCCGACAGCGAGCCCCGCGGTGATGATCGCCTGGTTGGCCGCGATCGCGGCTTGCTGGAGCGCGTAGGCGGCCTGGACCTCGGTCGCCGGCATGGTGCCGATCCACTCGATCAAGCCGGCACCCAGGTTGATCGGCTCGGCCATCTCGATCTGCTTCGATTTCCAGACGAAGGTGTTGCGCGAGCCATAGAGGCCGTCGTAGAGATAGACCTCCTTCTTGACCACATAGAGCTCGCCGCTCAGGGGGTCGGCGTAGAGGGTGTTGGCGTTCGCCGACAGGGTCGTGGCCATGCCGCCTTCGAGCAGGTCCATGCGCAACAGCTGGGTCTGGCTGCCTCCCGTCGGCTTGTAGAGGAGGTAGAGCCGGCCATTGGCCGAACGGCAGACCATGGTCTCCGGCGCCCGCTCCGCCCAGTCGGTGGCCGCGAAGATGCCGGTGGTCAGGATCCTGTTGCCCTGCGCCCCGATGATCGCGAGGCCGTGTTTGGTGGAAAAGACGACCCCGTCACCGACCGAACAGACCGAAGCCTTCGAGAGGCACGGCCAGACGTCGGTAACGGATTGGAGCGTGACGACGCTTGGCTCGACCCCGTCGGCGATGTAGGGGCGGGTCTTGGTGCAGACGACGACGGTGGTGCCGAAGGCAGCGATGCCGACGATCTCCGACTCGCACTGGTAGCGGTAGCTCACCGGCCAGGCGTGCGGCTGGTAGGGCTCCGAGAAGCACAGCTGGTTGTTGTAGAAGCCGGCCAGCGCGCCGTTGGGCAGCGAGATCAGGCCCTTCAGGTTGAGCGGCGGGAGCGCCCAGCCGTCACTGAGAAGGTCGTCACCCATCATGGCGGCCGTCAGTACCGTGTCCGACCAGTTACCGGCGCTGGCAGTGCGCTCGGCGACCAGCTGGAACGATCCGGCCGACCCAGCGGTACGATACAGACGCTGCTTCAGACCGGCCTGGTTGTAGGCCACCGTCCGATCGTTGGTCGGCGCCGCCGAGAAGCCGCTGATCGTCCAGGTGCCATCGACCTTGCCGGTGGCCAGCCCGCTGACCGGGCTGGGGGAGGATTCTTCACCGAGGCTGTTGATGAAGGTGTAGGCGTAGAAGCGCGACTCGGTCGCGCCCGTGCCTCCCGCCGGCGTCGCGGTCAGTGCGCCCGTCGGGCCGGGTAGACCGAGCGCCCAGTCGGTCGCGTCCCAGTTGGTGAAGGTCGCGTAGCGAGGGCAGCCGTCTCCGGTCCAGTAGTAGCGCTGCTCGACGTCCGGCGACAGGGACCCGCGGGCGACATCGACGTCGATCGGCCAGGTCCGCCACTTCTCGGTCGTGCCGTTGTAGGCCCGGTAGGCGGCCAGCTTCTCCCCGACCACACCCGGGTTATGGACCAGGAACGGCGCCTTGGTCGGCCGGATCTCGCCCGAGGTCAAGGTCACGTTCTCCGCGATCTGCGCCGCCATGTCCGGGAGCAGACGCTCCGACGTGCGGGGCAGGATGCCGAGGAAGCCGGTGATCTTGTGGCCGGGCATGTCAGGCCGCCTTCAGGGGGAATATCTTCCGCTCTTCCTTGTGCTCGAGGATCGAGCCCCAGATGTCGCGGCGGTGGTCCGGGAGGCCTGGCGCGTTGATCAGGACCGGGAGATAGCCAGTCAGCTGGGCGATCGCGAAGGCGAGGAGGACGATGTTGTCGGTATAGGCGTTATCGCAGGAGCGGAACCACTTCTCGCCCTGGATGTACATGCAGTTGCCGGAGCAGGTCTGGATCACCGGGCATTTCTGGCAATGGGGCCGTGCCGTCCAGTGCGTTGCCGAGTGCAGGCGTACCTCGTCCAGCGCCTCGAGGTTGCCCAGCTTGTGCGGGGTCCCGTTCATGGCGGTGGCCACGGCCGAAGTGTTCTGGCAGGTGATCACGTCGCCCTGCATATCGATGGCGATCGAGGACGGGGAATCCATGCTGCACTTCTGGTTCTTCTCGGCGCGCAGCGGCTGGTTCTCGACGATCATCGCCACGAAGGCCTGGATCCGTTGGTCGACCGAGCCGAAGCCGAGGCGGTCCGGACCCATGATCTCCTTCAGCGCCTGGCGGCGGAAGGTGAAGTGCTCGTCCTTGGTTTGCAGCGCAAGGGCGTAGCCGTCCTCGTCGTAAGCATCGATGAGCCCGCCCTCCCCGATCGGGATGCCCGGCGGAAAGCGCTCGTCGAACCACTTGCGGATGGCCAGGCGCGAGGTGTTGTTGCGGTTCAGCATCGATCCGAAGGACATCCGCCCGCGCAACTTGTCGATCGCGTAGTCGAAGGCCTCCTTGTTGTCGTCGAGCGGATCCGGACCACGGACGTGCTGGCCGGGGCCGTCGTGCGAGATCGACATGCTGAAGCCATAGGCATCCAGCCAATCGATGATCGCCGGCGTGAGCAGGCTCCCGTTGGTGATCACCGAGAAGTTCGCAGCCGGGTACAGGGCGCGCAGCTTCTCGGCGAGGGGCTGCATCGTTTTCCAATAGACGAACGGTTCGCCGCCCCAGAACTCGATCTTCAGGCCCTTGCCGTAGGGCGGCAACGTCAGGTTGGCGCGGATCTTCTCGATCAGGCCATCGACCTTGTCGGGCGTGCCCTGCTCCGGACGCTCGACGAAACGCTGGGAGCAGTAGGAGCAGCTGTAGTTGCAGGACATGCCCATCTGGATCTTGAGCCGGTTGATGGTGCCGCCCTTGCCCGGTAGCTGCTCACCCCAGGCGTCGTCGAAGCTGACCTCCGCCGTGTCGCGTTCGCCGGTGAGCTTGGTGATGCGGCCGTTTTCGAGACCGATGTATTCGTTCTCGGAGAGCCACAGTTTCCCGACGCCTGTGTCCAGGAGGTAGTGGATCTGCTCGACGGTCCCGTCTTCGTTGGGCTCCAGCTTTTCGCAGAGGAGGTCAAAGCGCATTGATTCGTTCCTTGATGGTGGCCACAGCGGCCCGTTTCTCAGCGATCTGAATGGCCAGGGCGTCAGCTTCAGCCTGGGCCTCGGTGGCGTCTTGCTGGGCGGCGCGGATCAGCGCGGCAGCCTGCTGGGCTTCGAGCACCTTGGTCCGGCGCTCGAGCTGCTTCATGCGAACAAGCAGCTTGCGCTCGCGCATCTCGTCGCGCAGCTCCTGTTTGGTCTTGAGGGTCTGGAGACCCGCGTCTTCCATGATGCGGCGCAGCTTGCGCGCCTCGGTATCGTCTTCCGGCAGCAAGCCGAGGACGATCTCGGTCAGGAGATCGACTTGCGCTTCGAGGGCGCCTATCGATGCGTTGGCGTCCAGCTGGGCGGCCACCTCCGCCTTTGTCCGGTTATCGACCTCGATGCCGACGAAGGCCGGATAGGCGGCGCGGATCGAAGCGAAGAAGGACTCGCTGCCATGGCCGAAGCGAACGTTGTCGGCCCGCGGGACCGGCGTGTTGGTGAGGACGAAGAGGCTGTCCTCGGTGGCCACGAAGGTCGCCTTGTGGCTCGTCGAGTGCGCCCCGAAGACACCCTCATAGGTATCGTGCCGGTGCTCGACGATGGCGTAGCCGTCCCAGAACTCGACCAGGGCGGTCATGGCACCCGGGCGCAGGAACTCCTCCGGGAAGAGCTTGCGGTAGCTGTTGCGTTCGACGCCGGTGGGGTCGAAGAGGACATACTCGACGAAGGGCTTGCCGTCCTGGAGAGACACCGTGAGCCGGTGGTGAGAGACGGCGGGATCGAGGTAGATGACCCGGGCGAAGATTTCGATGTTCATTGGTCAGGAGCCTCCGTAGCAGTCGCAGACGCAGTTCGTGTACCGAGCACACTGCCCGTGGTTCATGCAGTTGCAAGCGCAGTTGCATTGGATGCAGTTGCAGTTCGGTTGCAGCCAGGTCCGGGAATCACAATTCCCCTGGACGTCGCACTGGGCGCATTGGTAGGTCAGGCCCCCGCAATCATAGGGATAGCCGCCGTAGTCGTTCTTACCGGCGCTGAGTGGGTATGGACCGATCTCCGCGCCCTGGACATCGCACTGCGTCCAACAGTTTCCACAGGCGTTGGCGCAGTTGCAGTTGCAGTTGCCCATCAGGGCGCCGTCCTGGCAGCCGGGACCCGCGATCAGGCGATAGGCCCAGTTCGCGGTGTAGGGGCCGCAGGCCTCACTATAGTCCGCAGCAACCTGGACCGAGCCATTGCAATTCCACGTCCCCCAGCCCCCTCCGGAAAGGTTGGACTGATACCAGTAATAGCCGGCCATGTTCTCGAGACCATAGGTCCGATACGCCGGTTTGGTGTTATCGCGAAACCACCCGATCGATGAGTTGGCGCTGGCCGCCCATCCGATCCGGGTGTTGAGGGTCGCCATGTCCATGTCAGCGGCTCCTCTTCAGGTCCTCGATCTCGGCGCGCAGGGCGACGACTTCACGAGCCAGCGCCACACAGGCCGCCAGGGCTGCGTTGCCGTAGGCCACACCGAGCAGCCCGTCCGGGCCTTCGATGACCGCCTCGGGCATGACCTCGCGCAGCGACTGGGCACCGACACCGACCTGGGCGAGATCCGTGTCGGTACGGGCATAGACGCCCATCTTGACCTGAGCCAGTCGGGCCAGGAAATCGCGCGGCAGCTCGCGCCACTCGGCCTTCAGGGTCTCATCGGAATAGGCGATGACGTTGGCGGTGGCGATGATGTTGCCGCCGTTGTCGGTCCGGAAAGCCCAGCCGCCGCCGGTGGTCAGGAAGCCGATGTTCGGGCTACCATCCCCATAGAGGCGCATCCCGCCCGGCATGAACAGGGAGCCAGAGAGGGTACCGCCGCCCAGTGACAAGTAAGCGCCCGGGTTCAGGTTGCCGTTGTGCCAGGGGACTGTGCCGCCGAAGTTGTAGGGGGTGTAGCCAAGCGCGCCGGTGACGTCGCCGCTGGTCAGAACGACGGCGCCGGTGCGGCCAAAGACCGAGGTGACCGGGACATTGACGCCCAGCGTGAGGACCTCGGCGCCGCCGGGGTTGGTGACCGTTTTGGTCAGCGCGCCGGTGACGGCCATCTTCGCGTTCAGCTTGCCGGAGGTGGTGTCGTTGTCGGTCACCTTGACGCCGGCGACGGCTGCTGCCGCGCTGGCTGCCGCTGCTGCCGCGCTGGCCGCTGCTGCTACTGCTGCCGCGTCGATGTCGTTGATAACCCCGGCGATGAGCCGGCAGGCGACGCCCGTGGTGCCAGAGGCCCAAGCCTTGCAATCCGCGTCGCTGTAGTTGGCAAGGCCCATGGCGGTGCCGCGGACGATGGTCAGGTTGTTTGATGCGTTGTCGCGGCGGGTGACCTTGACCACCTCGAGGTTGTTTGCACCATCGAAGAGGGTGGCGTAAGACCAGTCGCTACCGGTGCCGCCGTGGTTGATTACCGGAAACTTGGAGGCGTTGGCCAGGGTGATGCCGGTGACCCCGGGGCTGCTTGTGATCGATGCGGCCAGGGTGGTGGCGGCGTTGTCCGAAACTTTGAGGCCCATGGTCAGGCTCCTTGCAGGATGGCGGTGAACTCAGCCTTCGCCTGAGCCGCGCGGTTGCTGTTGACGTGTTCGTCGTCGGCGGATTCGATGACCCCCGTGCAAAAGCTGACCAGCGGGACGAGGAGATGCTCACCCACGGGAATGGTGCCTACCGGGCTGGTGACCGAAGCCGGTGCCTTGACGTAGGTCACCTTGAGGCTCTGGCTGCCGGACGCCGGCGGATAGAGCTTGAACTCCAGCGGATCCGTCTCCTCCGGCGCCCACCCCTGGATTGGACCTTCCGTGTCCATCATCCAGGTCGGCCGGAAAACGGCCAGTGCCTCGAAGTCGATTTTCGGATAGCCGAGGACCTCGACGAAGGCAATGGCCCCGTCGAAACCGACGCTCTGATAAGAACCCGCCTGGCAGACGTGGTCCTTGGTGTCGGTGAAGTATTTCGGTTTGGCCGTCGCGATGAGCAGGAGCCCGTCGGTCAGGGCGCGCATGATGCGCTCGTCCGAGATACGCGCGCCCGCCAGGTCGTTGATGTTGTCCCGGACCCGGGCGATGATGTCGGCGACGGCGATGGTCATGCGTGCATCCTCGTGCGCAGGCGCGACCGGGTCAGCCCGCCGGAGGCATCAAGACGCCCCTTGGCGATGGCGACCTTGAACGCCGTCTGGTAGAAGGCCGCCAGCTCCGGGTTGCTCCAGCCCCGCCCGGGGATGGCCATCAGCCGCGCCTTGATGCCGGCGGCCAGGCCGTCGGAATACTCCTGATAGAGGAGCTTGTCGAAGCCGGTCTGGCTTACCGAAACGTCGAGCGTGTAGGAGATCCGCACCACCAGGGCGTCCGTCGCCGCCGTGCTTGGTGCCGGGACCAGCTGCAGTTTTTCGTCGTACCAGACGAAGAGACAGGGAACGCCGGTCTGGGTGCGCCAGTCGGGCATCTCCGCGTCGAGCTCGGACTCCGAGATCGGCGCCAGGGGCTCGCCGTTGAGCAAGACGTTCTCTACCCGCACGACCTTGAAGTTCGGGCTGCTCGGGGTAACGCTGTAAGCGCCTTGGTTTGCGACGACGCTGACTGCCGGAAGCGTCTCGCGCAAGCGACGAGTCTCCTTGCAAAACAGCGAAACCGCGTGCATCGCATGGTGCTCGATCAACGGCTGCGGGCAGCCGGGCACCTCGATGGCGACGTCAGGGGCGAAGGTAGAGAACGGAATGATCACTCTTCGAAGGGCTCTTCAGGGTCGATCGGGGGGACGGGCTCAACCGGCTCGACGGGCTCAACCGGCTCGATTGGCTCGAGGGGCTTGACGTCCGTTGCTGGTGCCTTCTTGCCACCCTTGGCGGGGGCCTTTGCGGGGGTCTGAGCCTTGTCCGCAGTCTTCTTGGGAACCGCTTCTTCCCACTGGTCCGGGTAGGCCAGGAGCTTCTCGCCGACGGTGTTCGGGACTTCCTGGATGTCGCCGTGGCCATTCCACAGGACGCCGGTGCCGCCGACGCTGTCGATGGCGAAGGGCTTCTTGCCAACATAGCGAAGATACATTTTGCTCTCCAAAAGAGGCGGGGGATCGCTCCCCCGCCGGAGTCTTACTTCAGACCGTAGTATTCGCCGGTCGCCTTGACGTACACCTCGCCGTTCAGCGGGATCGCCGAGCCGGAGTTGGTGACATAGACGATGATCGGCTTATCGACCACACCGGCCGAGGCGCCGAACAAGGCCAAGGGCGAGAGCGCCACGACGCTGTTGCCCGCGGCGACGGTCGAGGCGGAAGCCTTCAGGGCGGACGCCGAACCACCGGCGGAACCGTCCTTGTACTTCCAGCCGATGACCATCGCGGCAGTGCCGCCATGGGCCGAGTGGACTTCCGCGATCTCGCTGATCTTGGCGCCCGCGGGCACCTCGAACAGGTCGATCGTGTCGCCGATGGTGCCAGCGGCCGGCATCTTGTAGTAGCCGTCCCAGGCCGAGACATTGCCCTGCTCGCCAGCGAAGGGAGCGCGGTTCTTGTCGCCAGAGTTGATTGCAGCCATGAGTTTTCTCCTTCAGGCCAGGGGTTAGGTAGCCGACGCCAGGAGCGACTGACCGGCCGCGGAGGCGAGGTCGGGCGCATAGGAGTCGATGACGGCCACACCATGGTCGGTGAGGGTGCCGTTGATGGAGAAGCGGGTCTTCGCCGTTCCGCCCATCATGGCCAGGCTGATTTCGACCGCGTTCTTGTGGTCGACCAGCTCCTCGTTCCAGGTGTAGAAATAATCGCTGGTCCCCTCGTTGCCATAGGCCTTGATGAGGGCCTGGGCGCCGACGAGGATGGCGCGATCGATGGGCTGCGCGGCGGTGTAGCCGGTGCCGGTGGCGTCGTTGGCCGAGGTCGGCACAACGATCTGGTCGCCGGTGCTCCAGCGGATGGCGTAGCGGCCCAGGGGCTTGATGAGGATGCCGGCCCACATCAGCGAATCACCCATGAACAACGGGTGACGCTGGCCCTCGAAACGCTTGACCGCTTGGGTCAGGGCGTCCTTGTAGGCGTTGTTGGTCAGCGCAGAACGCTTCATGTAGGCCCATTGACGCTCGGTCACGAAGAGGACGTAGAGCGGCTGGTTCCAGGCGTACTGGTCTTCCTTCATCTTGACCGACTGCAGCGGGACATTCGACTCGCGCAGGATGGCCGCGATGCGCTCGACGTCACGCAGGGACAGCCAGTCGTTGGTGCCGATGGTGTCCGGAGTCGTTGCGTCATTGGCAGCGAAGTAGCGGTTGAAGGTCGGGATCTGGATGCCGTTGACCATGATGTCGCCGAACTCCGGATCGCTCTGGAGCGGGACAACCCAATCGACGGTCTGCTGGGTACCACGCGCGCCGGCCAGAGCGACCAGGCAGCGTTGGTCTTCCAGGCGGCCAGCCCAGTTGGTGAGGCCGGTCTGCACGATGGAACGCAGGTTGTGCTTGGTGCGCTTCTGCGTCATCTTGCCGCCGTTCTCGGCCATGCCACGCGACTGATCGATGAAGACGTTCATCGAGCTGGACGTGGTGCTCATGCCGCGGCCGGTCAAACGACGGTCGCCCATGACCGGCTTGCCGGTGAAGATGTTGAAGAGGTCGACGGAGACGTTGTCGCCGGCGGACTTGGAGAGGTCGGT